CAGCTTGCCAGTGACTTTGGTAGGTCCGTCAGAGATATTGTTAATATGGAAATGTTTCAAAAGGTATTTCGTGGTGTAGCACTTCGTAGTGATGTACGAGCAGCAGGTAAGTGGAAAACAAACCATGAAGGAACATACTATGCGGCTGGTGTTAGATCACAGATAGCAGGACGAGGCGCACATGTAGCAATACTGGATGATGCAATGTCTGAAGAAGATGCGATCTCCAGTGCAGGTAGAAGGTTTATCAAGGAGTGGTATCCTGCTGGTCTACGTACACGTATTATGCCAGACGGAGCTATTGTTATAATTAATACCAGATACCACTATGATGATCTGTGTGGCTGGCTACTAAAGCAACAAGAAAACATGCCAGACTACGAAACATTACCGTGGGATGTTGTTAAGATACCTGCATGGCTTGATGATGATGCAGCAGAACTACTTGACTTACCTGTAGGGTCTAGCTATTTCCCTGAGTGGAAACCAGATCGTGTGCTGAAGGTAGATGAGAATGAGATTAAAGCATCCAACGGTAGCCGCTACTGGAACGCTCTCTACATGCAAGACCCCACGCCTGAAGAGGGTGGCCTCATAAAAAAGAAATGGTTACAGAACTGGGAGTATGACGAACCACCCTCCTGTGACTTTGTAATACAAACATTTGATACAGCCTTCTCTACATCTAACACAGCAGACTACAGTGTTATACAGACATGGGGTATCTTTCACCTATATGATCAAGACGAAGAAGGATATGAAGACTATGCATCTAATCTTATATTGCTTGGGAATGTCAAGGGTAGATTTGAATATCCTGAACTAAGACGAATATCACAGAAGCTATACAATCAGCACAAGCCTGATCTGTGTATGGTAGAAAAGAAAGCCAGTGGGCAGTCTCTCATACAGGACTTACGTAGGTCTGGCTTACCTGTGTTAGAATATAACCCAGACAGAGATAAGGTATCCAGAGTCTACGCTGCCACGCCCATGATGGAGTCAGGTAGGGTATGGATACCAATGAACAAGAAGTGGGCAGATGATCTAGTGGAGGAGCTTATACGGTTCCCCAATGCAGCCCATGATGACCAAGTGGATGCCTTAACAATGGCTGTTCACTACATGAAAGACTCCTGGCATCTAACACATCCTGATGATCCTGACTATGAAGAGATGCCCCGTACTAAGAGGGCAACCTACTGGAATGTCTAAGATGATTTGTGAGAATGATAAAACTGTGGTATAATAGAAGCAGGGTTTAAACTTGGGGAATCACTATGGCAAATGATTATATGGCAAAGTTAGCGGCTGATCTAGAAGGCATGTCTATGATGCGTAGCCCTAAACCTATGACTGTTGTCTATAGAGATGCAGGTGGTGATCTTGGTGGATTTGATTATGATTTATTAGAAGCTGCTGATATAGCAGCAGATGAAGGTTTTAGTGATACTGGTGGAGCTAATACGCAAGGCAACATGGATGCAGTAGATGCTATGGCTTATATGCAAGCTGCCATAGCTGATCCTAATTTACCAACTGGTGATCAGTTTGATCCTTCTACTCCAGCTACTCAAGCAGCAAGAACTTTAGAAAAAGAAAAACAAGAGCAATTAGAGTTATTTCTTCTTGTAGAACAATTAAAAAATAAAAAACCTGGAGAGCAAGTAACTTCACGATCAGGAAGAACTTTAACAAAAGCAGATGTAGAAGCAAGAGATGCAGAACGTGCAGCTAAAGCTGATGCCCAAGCAAAAGATTCGCTTCCAAAAGATAATGAAGGGAAAGTAAGTTATAACGCTCTTTTTGATAGATACGCTACTCCTGAAGAAAGACAAATGAAAACAGAAATAAAAAATGGAGTTACAATTAGAACTAATAAAGTAGATCCTCCTGATACTTCTGAATTAATAGATAGACACTACAAATCACTTGGACTTGTTGAAGTAAAAGATAGAGCAGGAAAAACAAGATTATCAAATGATCCAGGTTATGGATATTCAAAAGAAAATGTATATGATAGGTTAAAAAGTAATCGTGACGAATGGGAAGATATAAAATTTCTTTCTTCTACTTTACCTGCTGGTGCTAGACTTCGTGACAGGTCTGGTAATCTTCTTGCTCCATTTAGAGAGGAATCAATAAGTACAGTTGGTTTTCCAATTCAAACTTTAACAGGATACTCTGGACCGTCTTTGTCTCCTCTTGCAAAAGGTGGTAAAGTAGATAGCATACAGGCACTGGCTGATAGCCTTGAAAGTTATGGGCGTAAAGGCGATACTATGCTGGCACACATCAATCCCAAAGAAGCACAGATGCTTATGGACAAAGGCGGTGCAGGTACAATCAATCCCATGACTGGCCTTCCTGAGTTTTATGATTTTGATGAGGGTGCAGATGCTAGTTCTTATGATTATAGTGATGATGCAGCATCAGTAGATGCAGCAGGTGATACTGGTGATGATAGTACTGGTGCTACTTATACTGATGCACAAACTCTTGAAGAACAACAATATAATCTTCCTCCAGGTACACTTGATCCAGTAACAGGTGTAGGCACAGGAGGACCAGGAGAATTTTCTGGTGGCCCTGATGATCCAGCAAGTACTGCTCCAGCTTTAAGAGCTGCTATAAAGAAAAGACTTAATAAACCAGGAGGTATGACAGACGCAGAATCACACTTATATACTCAAATTTTACAACAATTTGGTTTTGTTAGTGATGAAGCTATAGATTATATGGCGAACCTTTTATCAACTCCTGGTATAAAGTCAGCAGTAGAATCTGGCTATTCAGATGGTTATCAGTATGGTGGTATATTAGGAGACGCACTAGCTGCACGAGAAAATGCTTTAGGTGCTATGTCTGATCAAATTAAAGCTGCTCAAAAAAGACAACAAGAAAAAGAAGAAGAGATTGCAAAAGAATTTGATGCTGGCTATGAAGATACAGTACCAACAGATTATTTTGGAGGTATAATAGATACAGTTAAAGATTATTTTGGAGGTCCATCTGTAGAACAAGAAATTATGATGGGACAAGCAGCACAAGATGCTGGCCTTACTTTTAGTCCTATATCTGATGAAGTAAAATATTTTGATACAGGTCTTGGTTATGTAGCACCTGGACCTATTGGCTTTGCTAAAGGTCTTTATGATTTAGCTGCATTTGCTACAGATAGTAGAATTATTGGAGATGTAGATACACCCTATGGAACTTTTCAGTTAACAGAATCTGGTGACTTAATAGCCCCAGACATGTTTGTAGGTGCAGATAATTTTGGTAATGAACCTGCTATAACAAAGAAAAGAAAAGCAGCTACACAACCTGTAAAAGAAGAAGAAGAAAAAGAAGAAGAGAAAGATTATTTTCCTAAACAAAAATTACCTAGTTTATCACAAAGTGGTTTAGAAGCATTACAATATGCATATAGAAATGATCCTCCTGAAGTTCTTGATAATATTTTAAATAAGTATACATTACCTGATCAAACAAGTGGACTGAGAGCGTTAGTATAATGGCAACAGAAAAAAATCCATATGATATGATTCCAGAACAGGGTGCAGAAGTAGTACCTCTCAATATGGAAGATAATGATATACCTGCTACATTTGAAGTAGCAGATGATGGTGGTGTTATTGTAGACTTCTCTGGCTCCACAGAGATGGAAGCAGATGAGGCCGTTGCTGAATGGTATGGCAATATGGCTGAAAATATGGACGATGAAGAACTAGAAGAGATTGCAGAGACTGTTCTTGAAAACTATGAGGCTGATAAAGATTCCCGTTCTGAGTGGGAAGCTATGTTTGAAAGGGGCTTTGAACTTCTAGGTCTTAAACTACAACAAGGTACGGAACCATTTGAGGGTGCATGTACAGCAGTTCACCCACTACTGATTGAGTCTGCTGTTAAGTTTCAATCCAAAGCATCTAATGAACTGTTCCCCTCTAATGGTCCTATCAAAGCACAGATACTGGGTGACTCAACTACAGAGAAAGAACAACAGGCCAATAGAGTTCAAAACTTTATGAACTATCAGCTTACGGAGCAGATGCCTG